TTTTAAAAAAATATAACTATATTAATAATTTAAAGATTAAATGGTTGCTAGTAGGGCCTATTGAAAATATTAATAAAGGACCTTACATTTATTTTGGTTCAGCTGCTAGAAATAAAGAAACAGTTATGAATCAATCTGTAATAGATTTTCCAAAAGATTACTTTAAAAACTACTACCAGTTTATTAGAGAAGAAAAAGGATCTTCTGGCTATTAGTTGGTAATTTGAAATAAATTACTTATATTATTAAAAAGGTTATAGAGTGTTTTACATATCAGAAACAGAATATCAGTTAGATCGTTTAAAAAACTTAGCTAGATTTGGAGCTTTTGTTCATATTATATCTTCTAACGATAACTACCATCCTAAGTTAGCAAGTACTATAGCAGTTTACTTAAGACCAGTTGATAGTAAACATGGTTTTATCATTCCCATAGATCATGAAGAAGGCTTAAATGTTACTAAAGAACGTGTCTACGAACTTCTACAGGAGTTTAGTACTCTTTATACAGTTGATAAGAAAGAATTGCTATATCACTTTAATATACAGGGAGCAATTGATATTTCTTTACTATATTCAATGACGAAATTTGAAAGGTTAGAATACTCTAAAGAAAACTCTACTATAAACTACTTTTACCATAAGAATAGAGACTTTATAGAAATAAATAAATTGATTCCTATTACTAAGTTATATGAATCTTGTGAAAAACTATACGATCAAGTTAAAGCTATAGTAAAGTATAAAATACCTACCGGATTCGATTTCTATAATACAACCGGTATTAATGTTTTCTACTTAATTGAACAGACCGGATTAGGAGTTTACTATGAAGCATATAATGAATTATTTAAACCTCGTAATCCTTCATATAATACTATAGATAATACAGTTTTAACTTATTATAACCTATATAATATTACATCTAGACCTACTAACTCTTTTAATAGTGTTAATTATGCTGCTATTCCTCACACGGAGAGGCATCGCCAAGCCTTTAGACCGCAAAATGATTACTTTGTGGAGTTTGATTTTGACGGGTATCACTTGCGATTACTTTCTGAGCAAATTGATTATAAACTTACCAGCGCATCTGCTCATAAGCAATTAGCAAAGCTGTATTTCGGTAAAGATGAGATTACAGATGAGGAATATACTAAAGCAAAACAGATTAATTTTCAAGCAATTTACGGAAAAATACCAGAAGAGCATAAAGATTTAGAAATATTTAAAGAAATACAGGAATATATTGATAATATGTGGACTATGTTTAACAATGAAGGATTTGTTTGTAATCCACAGTCAGGTAAACCATTCACAAGAGAGTTAAAAGACATGCATCCAGCTAAATTAATGAATTATATGATGCAATCGTTGGAAACTTCAAGAAATATACTTATATTAAAAGAAGTACTCAAGTACTTAAGAGATAAGAAATCAAAAATAGTTTTATACGTGTATGATGCTATTTTATTTGATTTTTGTAAAGAAGATGGAAAAGAAACTTTAGAGGATATTAAAAATATACTAGAAGAAGGTAAAAAATACCCAATAAAGTTTAAATATTCCAATAATTTAGTTTTGTAAAACAGTTTAATATTTATATAAAATGGCAAATGTTATAGCCTCCAGGTTCGATTACGATTTAGAACCTTTATATTTAAACGAAGATATGAGTAATAAACTGTTCTGTACTTTTGCTACAGAAGATTCGCTTGAGAGCGTACTTGGTCAAATTCAAGAACGTTATAAGATAATTTATAATAAAATATTCGTCCTTTACTCTAAGAGTCAAGATGAGTATATTTGTACTTATAATGTAGATTTTGGCAATGTAGGAGCTTTTTTAGAAAATACAATTCTAGTCCATAGAAAGAAAGAATCTAATACTCTATATACTATCAATGCTTTAAATACTTTAATTAAAGAATTAAATGGAGGAGTCTTAGATACTACCTATAAAATAAGCTGGACAGATTACAGAAATTGTATACTTCTTACCAAAGGCCCAGATCTCAAAAGAATAAACACAAAATTATACAAAATTTTAGAGATATAGTTGGATAATAGAATATTATTACCTATATTGTATTAAACGTTATAATTAAAATAAGTTATATTATGGATTTAAATGCGATCAAGGCAAAATTAGATGCCTTAAACAACAGTAATCAGCAAAAAGAGAAAACTGATTACACAAAAATCTTCTGGAGACCTGAATTAGGTAAACAGACAGTAAGAATTGTTCCATCGGCTTTTGATCCCACTTTTCCTTTTAAAGAGTTAAAGTTTCATTACGGTATAGGGAAGTACCCAATGGTAGCTTTATCGAATTTCGGTAAGCAAGACCCTATAGAAGAGTTTGTAAAGGAGCTTAAAAAGACTTCAGATAAGGATAATTGGTCATTAGCAGGGAAACTTAACCCTAAGACTAGAATTTTCGCACCTGTTATAGTAAGAGGTGAAGAAGATAAAGGTGTAAGGTTATGGGGATTTGGTATTACCATTTACAAAGCATTATTAGCATTAGCTGAAGATGAAGATGTAGGTGATTTTACTGACGTAATCAATGGTTGGGATATGATTGTTGAACAACAACAAGGTAACCCTTACCCTACTACTTCGGTTAGAATTAAACCAAAACAATCACCTTTATCAGATAATAATGAATTAGTTGATTCTTGGATAAAAACTCAACCTAATCCGGTAGAGGTTCATTCTCAATACGATTATGATTTCATTAAAAAACAACTTCAGAATTATTTGAATCCTGGATCAGCAGAGGAGAATGCTCCAGCTGCAGGTTCGGAATCAAGTACGCCAGAAAGCTCAGGAAGTCCTCAAAAGACTGACTTTACTTTGGAAACAGCTACTGCTGGCAACAAAGATACAGTTAGTAAGTTTGATGATTTATTTAATGAGTAATGGCAAACAAAAAAGAAGTACAACAAAGAGCGACCTCTGCAGTACGTAAGTCGTTCAACTTAAGCAATTTTAAGAAAAAAAAAGGGTTTTCAAACTCTTCTGTAAAGTTTAAAGAACAAGGTTGGATACCATTATCAAAAGCTTTTCAAGATATTACTTCCCTACCCGGTATACCTACCGGGCATATTTCTCTTTTAAGAGGACACAGTGATACGGGCAAAACAACTGCCCTAATTGAAGCTGCGGTGAGTGCTCAGAAATTGGGCATTCTCCCAGTCTTTATTATTACTGAGATGAAGTGGTCATGGGAACATGCTAAAGAAATGGGACTAGAAGTTAGCGAAGTAACTGATAAAAACGGTACTATCACTGATTATGAAGGTCATTTTTTATATACTGATAGAGGTGTTTTAAATACTATAGAAGATGTAGCAGTATATATAGCAGATCTTATGGATGAACAAGCAAAAGGAAATCTTCCTTTTGATATGTGCTTCTTATGGGACTCTATTGGGTCTGTTCCTTGTGATTTATCAGTTCGTTCTAATAAGAATAATAACGAATGGAATGCAGGAGCTATGTCTACTCAGTTTGGAAATAACCTAAATCAAAAGATTCTTCTATCTAGGAAAGAAAATTCTCCTTATACAAATACTTTAGTAGCAATTAATAAAGTATGGACTATGAAACCAGAGCACCCAATGGGTATGCCTAAATTACAAAATAAAGGTGGTATGTCTATGTGGTATGATGCAACCTTAGTAGTTACCTTTGGTAATATTACTAACCCAGGTACGTCTAAAATTAAAGCTATTAAAAACGGTATGCAAGTAGAGTTTGCTAAAAGAACTAACGTTCAGATAGAAAAGAATCATATTGGAGGAGTACAGTCTAGAGGTAGAATAGTTATGACGCAACATGGTTTTATAGCAGACGATAAGAAAGCTATAGATAAGTATAGAGATGCTCATAAAGAACACTGGTTAAAATTAGTTGGTAGCTTAGATTTCGATCTAGTTGAAGAAGGAGATTTAGAAGAAGAAAAAATTACTACTAATTTACTAGACTAGTGGCATACGATAAAATACTAAAGAACTTAAAGCAGACCCCACCCCGAGAGCTGAATGATCACATTATGGTGATTGATGCTATGAATATGTTAATTCGTAGCTTTTCCCTGCTCAAAGCAATGAGCCCAACTGGTCACCATATTGGAGGCCTAGTTGGCTTTTTGCGATCTTTAGGATATGTTACTAGAATATTTGATCCTACTAGAGTAGTAATAGTATGGGACGGTAAAGGAGGTTCCGGAAATCGTCAAAACATAGACCCTAATTATAAAGCTCATAGAGCTAATACTAGAATTACACATTGGGGACTATATGATACTAAACAAGAAGAAACTGAAGCACTAGTAGGACAGTTATTTAGAACAAAAGACTATCTTGAATGCCTTCCAGTACATCAAATTATGATGGAAAAATTAGAGGCTGATGATATTATAGCTTATTTAGCTCAAGAAGCTACAAATAATAAAAAGAAAGTAACTATTATCTCTTCGGATAAAGATTTTTTACAGATGATTAATAAGCATGTAGAAGTATATGCTCCTGTAAAGAAAAAAGTCTATACAGCTCAAAATACTAAAGAAGAGATAAAAGTAATACCAGAGAATTATAATGTAGTTAAAGCACTACTAGGGGATAATTCAGATGGTTTAAGCGGAGTAAAAGGTTTAGGTATAAAAACTATAATATCAGAATTTCCTGATATAGTCGATAAACCAAATACTTCATTAGATTACATATTTGAGGTATGTGAAAAAAATCTAGAAGGTAAAAAAATATTCTCTAAAATCATTCATCAATGGGATAAAGTAGAAACTAATTTCAAATTGATGAATTTACATGAAAGTGTGTTGGATAATAGAGAAAAAAATACTATATTAGATATTATTAAAAGTGGCGTACCTGACCTTCAAGCAGGAGCATTTTTACATCTATTAGATACTGATAGAATAGAAGGTGTAACGAAAAATACTGAAGGTTGGTTAGAAAACTTTAGGGGTTTAACGGTTTTTAAAAAATAGGTTATTATGACATTAAAAAGTCTTCAACAGTATGGTAAAGCATTTCAATTAAAAGTGCTAGGGTCATTACTTACTGATAAAAAATTCTTACTTAACGTTAGAGATGTATTACACTCAGATTATTTTGATGCAGATTCTCACAAATGGATTATCACCCAGATTATAGAGTATTTTGATCAGTACCATACTGTAGTTACTATGGATGTTCTTAAAGTAGAACTTCATAAAGTAGAGAATGAAGTACTACAGGTAGCGTTAAAAGAAGAGTTAAGAAATTCTTATGCAGCTTCTACAGATGACCTCGAGTATATTCAAGAAGAGTTTACTAATTTTTGCAAAAATCAAGAGATGAAAAATGCTATTTTAAATTCTGCTGATTTACTTAAGTTAGGAGATTTTGATGGTATTAGAGGTTTAGTAGAAAAAGCTATTAAAGCAGGAATGGATAAAAATATAGGACATGAATATAACAAAGATATTGAAACTAGGTATAGAGTTGATTATAGACCTACTATACCGTCTCCTTGGTCCCTACTTAATGATGGATTACAAGGAGGCTTTGGACCGGGTGACTTAGGAATAATATTTGGTAGCCCAGGAGGAGGAAAATCTTGGACTATGGTAGCTATAGCAGCACATGCTGTTCAATTAGGACATAAAGTTAATTTTTATACTTTAGAGTTAGGAGAAGACTATGTAGGTAAAAGATTTGATTGTTATTTTACTGGGTATAGTATTGACGAAATAAATAAACATAGAAAAGACGTTCAAACGTATGTAAATAATTTAAAAGGTAAATTAATAGTAAAAGAATACCCACCTAAAGGAGCATCTATATCTACTATTAAAGCTCACGTACAGAAATGTATTGATATGGATCATAAACCAGATATGATTATTATTGATTATGTAGATTACTTAAGAGCTCCATCTAAGAGTAAATACTCAGAACGTAAAGACGAAATTGACGATAATTTTATAGCTACTAAAGGTTTAGCTAAAGATTTAAAAATACCTATCCTTACACCTTCACAGGTTAATAGAATGGGAGCTAGAGATTCTGTTATTGAAGGAGATAAAGCAGCAGGATCATACGATAAGATGATGGTAGCAGATGTATGTTTATCGCTATCTAGAATGAAAGAGGATAAAGTACTAGGAACCGGTAGAATTCATGTTATGAAAAATAGATATGGACAAGATGGTATGACATACAATATTAAGATGGATACTAACAATGGACATATTGAATTCGAAGGAAAAGCTGATCCTTCAGACTTAGTACCTAACGAGTCAAAACCTACATTTAATTTAGATAGTGCAACTCTGTCAAAAATATTTGAAAAAAAGTAAAAATAATATTGAGAAACATGAATATATATGATATTTATTTTAGAGTCCTTGGGAGAACCCTTTCAGGGATCTTTTTGTCTAACCTAACGAGTAATATATAAAGATATATGAGTTTATTAAAAGAAAGAGTAGTTTATAAGCCTTTTGAATACCCACAAGCCTACGATTATTGGTTAAAACAACAGCAAGCCCATTGGTTACACACGGAAGTACCTATGGCCCAAGACGTTACAGATTGGAAATCAAAATTAAATGATTCTGAAAAGAACGTAGTAGGTCAAATTCTTAAAGGATTTGCTCAAACTGAAACAGTAGTGAATGACTACTGGTCGACATTAGTAACAAAATGGTTTAGAAAGCCAGAAATTATTATGATGGGAACTACTCTTGGTTCTTCTGAGACAATTCATGCAGAAGCATATTCTCTTTTAAACGAACAACTAGGTTTAGATGATTTTGCAGAGTTTTTAGAAGACGAAACAACAATGGCTAAGATAGAAACATTAATGAATGTTAGAGATCATCATGATGGAAAACCTAATTGGCATGAAAGAGCAAAATCTTTAGCTATATTCTCAGCCTTTACAGAAGGAGTTAATTTATTTTCTTCATTTGCAGTCTTATTATCATTTAAAATGAGAAATAAATTAAAAGGAGTAGGACAGATAGTAGAATGGTCAGTGAGAGATGAATCTTTACATTCAGATGCTGGTTGTTGGTTGTTTAGAACATTAATGGAAGAAAATCCAAAATTTAAAACTAAAAAATTAGTTAAAGAAATTGAAGAAGCTGCTGAATTAATGATGCAATTAGAGTTTGATTTTATTGATAAGGTATTTGAATTAGGAGACTTAGAAAATCTAACAAAAGATGAACTAAAAAACTTTATAAAACATAGAATCAATACAAAGATGAGTGATTTATCATTAGATCCAATTATACCCTCATCTGAAATAGATAAAGGAGCATTAAAAACAATGAAATGGTTTGATGCTGTTATTGCAGGTAAACAACAAACAGATTTCTTTGCAAATAGAGTTACTAATTACTCTAAAGGAACCGTAGATTGGTCTAACGCTTTTTAATATATAAAAAATGTCAACAACACTTGATTTCTCCCAATGGGAAAAAGGCAAAGATTATCCTGAATGGATGAACGATGTTTCTTTAGCTACAATTTCTAAAGGTTACCTACTACCAGATGAAAATCCCAAAAAAGCTTATAAAAGAGTAGCAGATAGAGTTGCTCAAAGATTAGACAGACCAGATCTTGCTGGTAAATTTTTTAGATATATGTGGAAAGGTTGGTTAAATTTAGCTTCTCCTGTATTACCTAATACTGGAACAGATAGAGGGCTACCAATAAGTTGTTTTGGTATAGATACACCTGATTCTATTAGAGGAATTGGACTTACTAATGCAGAATTAATGAGATTAACTTCTTTAGGCGGTGGAGTAGGAATTGGATTATCTAAAATTAGAGGTAGAGGTGGAAAAATAGGAGGACACGAAAATTTAGGTAATTCTGAAGGAGTTGTACCTTGGGCTAAGATATATGATTCTACAATTATTGCTACAAACCAAGGAGCAGTTAGAAGAGGAGCAGCATCTGTAAATTTAGACATAAATCACCCAGATATTGAAGAATTTTTACAGATTAGAAGACCAAAAGGTGATCCTAATAGACAATGTTTAAATTTACATCAATGTATTGTGGTTGATGATGAATTTATGCAAAAATTAGAAAGAAATAATACTGAAGCAAGAGATTTATGGATACAGATTCTTAAATCAAGAATGGAAACTGGTGAACCTTATATAATGTTCAAAGATAATATTAATAATGCAAATCCTCAATCATATATAAAAAATAACCTAGATGTTACTATGACAAATATATGTTCTGAGATTACATTATATACAGATGAAGAACATAGCTTTGTATGTTGTTTATCATCAGTAAATTTAGCTAAGTATGATGAATGGAAGAATAGTGATTTAATAGAAACATCAGTTTACTTCCTTGATGGAGTAATGGAAGAATTTTTAAATAAAACTTCTGGTAGAGAATCTCTTGTAAGAGCTCATAGATCTGCTAAAAAAGGTAGAGCAATTGGATTAGGAGTATTAGGATGGCAGACATTTTTACAACAAAAGAAAATTCCATTTGTTTCAATTGAAGCAACTTCATGGACTCATAAGATATTTTCACAAATTAGAGAACAAGCTAATGCCGCTTCAATGAAATTAGCAGATGAATATGGAGAACCAGTTTGGTGTAGAGGAACAGGTATGAGAAATACTCATGTATTAGCAATAGCACCAACAGTATCAAATTCTACTATAACAGGTGGTGTCTCTGCTGGTATTGAACCTTTACCTGCTAACGTATACACATTTAATTCAGCTAAAGGTACATTTATTAGAAAAAATCCTGCTTTAGAAGATTATTTAGAAGAAAAAGGAGCAAATACTGAAGAAGTATGGGACCAAATCATGAAAGATAGAGGATCAGTAGCAAATCTACCAGATAGTATTTGTCCAAACGGAGATAAGAAGATATTCCTTACATTTTCAGAAATAAATCAATTAGGTTTGGTAGAACAAGCAGCAGCAAGACAAAAGTATATAGATCAAACGCAATCATTAAATTTAGCATTTGATCCTAATGATAGTCCTAAATTTATTAATTTAGTTAATCAAAATGCTTGGAAATTA